AGCAGCGTGGTCTGGATATTTCCAACAAAGAAGAGCCGGTAGGTTTCTTTGAGCGTATTCGCATGGGAAATATTGATGAACCCGGTACAGAAGCGTACAACCGCTTTGGTGCTGGCCGTGGTCGTGCTGCTGCACCAGCCGCCCCTGCTGCTGCTCCTGTGAAGTCGATAGCCCCTGCTGCCCCATCAATGCCTGCGGCTTCTTCACGGGCTTTGTCTGATGATATGTATTCAGACTTTGGCCCAAGTGCTGATCGCAGTTCTAGCCAAACCATTAAGCCTACACGCCCTATGGCAACACAGTCTGTAGCGCCAGCTAAACCTGCAGGCAAACCGACCAACACCTTACCCGCGTTGAAGTCTGCTCTTAAGTCTAGACCTATGAGTGCCGCTGATGACGCAGCATTTCAAGATGCAAACGTTAGTCCAATTACTCGCGCTACCTATGATTACGGCACTAGAAAAATGAGTCGAGAATCTAAATATCCGGGGTCTGATCCTAAAGAAGGCGGCGCTCGCGGCGAAAGTGGCTACGGTAGCAGCAATGTTGGAAATCAAAATTCTTTAGCATCTACAATACCCGGTCAGTCTGCCAAAACTCCACAAGGTGAAAAGATTGATTCTTCTGAAACCAGTCGTAACGTGGGGAATGCATTGATGGCTACGGGTGCACTTGGTTTGGGTGCTGCTGGTGCATACAAAGCAAAGAAAATGTACGATGCGGCCAAAAAATTAAAAAAATCATTAAGTACTAAAGGGGTTGATCGCCCCGGTAAAGACTTTATTGATGGTTTAACCACGCGTGATATGACCGCTAAGAAGTCTTCATCAAATACCCAAAAACTTAAGCGTTCCGGTAAAGACTTTATGGATGGGTTGACTGTAAGTGATATGACTGCCAAAAAGCGCGGCGGTGCAGTTAAGAAGTATGCCTCCGGTGGCATGGTTTCATCTGCGTCTAGACGTGCTGATGGTATTGCCATTAAAGGCAAGACCCGTGGCAAAATTTGCTAAGGAACTATCATGAGTCCAGCAGAAAAACAAGCCCGTGAAGAACAGGCCGACCGCAAAATGCGGGCAGCGGCTGATAAAGCCTACAACAAAGAAATGCCAGAAGCAGATACCACAACTGGTAAGCTCAAAGGCCAGTCAATCATGGATAGCGTTAGAAAATATTCTCCTAACCAAGCCGCAGAAGTTGACGAAGGTGACGCTAATACCAAAAAATATGGTGAAGCTTCTTCTAAGGATTTTGCAGAAGGCAAGTATGGTTCTGCCGCATTAAACGCCGTCAAAGGTTTAGGATCTGCCGCAGACACCATGTTGGTCAAAGCACCTAAAGCAGCGGCATTTGCTGCACGTAACCGTTTAGTAGATGGCCCAAAAAAAGCCTCTGGTGGCATGATTTCTTCTGCCTCTAAACGTGCCGACGGCGTTGCTCAACGGGGTAAAACCCGTGGAAAGATGTGCTAACTATGATATCCAGTCGCGGTATGGGAGCCATGCTCCCCAATAAAATGCCAAAAGGCAAGAAGAAAGCCCGGCGGGACGACACTGACTTTACTCAATACAAAGAAGGCGGTGTAGTAAAAGCCGCTGGTGGTTTGTATGCCAACATCGCCGCCAAGAAAAAACGTATAGCTTCTGGCTCTGGTGAGAAGATGCGCAGTGCAGGCTCGGCTGGTGCACCCAAGAAGGGTGATTTTGCGGCGGCTGCAAAGACTGCTAGGTTTGCTGGAGGTGGTGAAGTTAAAGAAGACAGCAATGTTAAGTTTGGTGTTCAAAATCCGCGTTTAAACTTAGATAAAAATGCAAAAGAACTGTCTGGTCGTTTAACTGCTGAAAAGCAATTAGGCAAAAACACATCCTTACAAGCTTATTTGGACGCAAATATTAATAAGCGCGGCCCCGGAGTACAGGGCGGTGGCGTTAACCTTACCCACAGGTTTGCTGAAGGTGGATTGGCACAACAAGCGGCTACCGCTATTGCCATGAAGGCCAAAGGTGTTAAACCTAAGAAGATGGCAAAAGGCGGTAAGTCTACGGTTAACGCCGCAGGCAACTACACCAAGCCAGAACTACGTAAAAGAATCTTTAACGCTGTGAAAGCAGAGGCCACGGCAGGCACTGGCGCAGGACAATGGTCAGCCAGAAAAGCCCAAATGGTTGCACAACGGTATAAAAAAGCTGGCGGCGGGTATCGTGATTAAAGCCCCACAGCAATCCCTCAAAAACTGGGGCGACCAGAAATGGCGCACCAAGAGTGGAAAGCCGTCAAGCAAGACAGGTGAGCGGTACTTACCCGAGAAGGCTATTAAGTCTTTAACCTCAGCAGAATACGCAGCTACAACCAAAGCCAAGCGTGCTGGCAAGGCATCTGGTAAGCAGTTTGTAGCTCAACCTAAAAATATTGCAAAGAAAACGGCAGGCTTTAGATGACCACTACCGGCTCAACACTTTTCAATATGGACTTTACGGAGATCGCCGAGGAAGCTTGGGAACGTGCTGGCCGAGAGATGCGTTCTGGTTATGACCTCAAGACCGCCCGGCGGTCTATGAATCTAATGACCATCGAGTGGCAGAACCGTGGCATCAACATGTGGACGATAGAGCAAGGCTTTATCACCTTAACTCCGGGTTTAAACACATACGCATTACCACTGGACACCATAGACCTTCTGGAACATGTCATTAGAACAGGTGCAAATACAGCATCTACACAGGCTGACCTCACCATTACACGTATCAGTGTTTCTACCTATGCGACCATTCCGAACAAACTTCAACAAGCCCGTCCCATCCAAGTCTTTATTCAAAGACTTTCTGGACAGGTTAACCCGACGACTTCGTACCTCAACGGAGCCATTACAGCCACAGCAACGACGATCACGCTTGACACGGTGGTTGGACTAGCCGGGTCGGGGTTTATCCGTCTAGAGTCAGAAGACATCTATTACACATTCATCACAGGTAACATCCTTGGCGGGGTGTTCCGTGGACAGAACAATACAACCGCTGCAACTCACGCAGATGGTATCGCTGTATTCGTGCCCCAGCTTCCAGCAGTAACTGTGTGGCCTACACCAGATAACAGCACCACATATCAGTTTGTGTACTACCGTTTACGGCGTGTACAGGACGCTGGAGCAGGCTCTGAGACTGCGGATATGAACTTCAGGTTCTTACCCTGTGTCGTGGCTGGACTTGCGTATCACATTGCCATGAAAGTACCGGAGTTAGCACCTCGATTAGATATGCTTAAAGGTGTGTACAACGAGCAGTTTGATTTGGCCGCTGGTGAGGATCGTGAAAAGGCTGCGGTGAGATTTGTGCCCCGTCAGATGTTCATTGGTGGGAGCTACTAATGGGTAATCGTTTTGCTTCTGGCAAAATAGCGATTGGTCAATGCGACCGCTGTGGTCAGCAGTACCAGTTAAAGCAGCTTAAGACGGAGATCATCAAGCAGCGTAAATACGAGTTGTTAGTTTGTCCTGAGTGCTGGGATCCAGATCAACCCCAGTTGATGCTTGGAACGTTCCCAGTGGATGATCCGCAGGCACTGCGTAATCCACGCAGGGACACAACATATGTAACGTCTGGTGTAAATGCGGCTGGGAATTTGTCCGGTGGTTCGAGAGACATCCAGTGGAGCTGGAACCCGGTTGGCGGGGCTAGTAATTTTGATGAGGCGTTGACTCCAAACTACTTGGTGGCAACAACATTTGTTGGTACAGTAACCATTACTTAGGAGTTCAATATGTTTAGTAAAAAGATGATGGGCAAAGAGGTGGGCGATGCGGCTGTGTATGCACCTCCCCACACAATGACAGGCAAGCCTGTCAAACCTTCAGCCACGTCAGGCCCTAACCGAAGTGATGCAGGCTCAGTTAACATGTCTGTAGCTGGCATTAACCGCAGACCCCCTCCTGCGGCTAAGACAAGCGGTATTGTTACACGCGGTAACGGCGCAGCGACCAAAGGCAGAACCGCCAGAGGCCCGATGGCATGAACTACGCAGAACTCGTTAGCGCTATTCAAGCGTATACCGAGAACACGGAGACAAACTTCGTGGCGGAGATACCTGTCTTTGTTAGACAGGCGGAGCAACGTATTTACAACGTGGCTCAACCCTCTTTTCTGCGTAAGAACGTAACGGGTGTATTGACCACTGGTAATAAGTTTTTGCAGTGTCCTACGGACTTTTTGTCTACCTACAGCCTTGGCATATTCCCAAACAACTCAACGACCGCCACGGGTACATCTGGGCTTAAAACAATCGTTGTTGCAAGCACCACGGGTATTGCGGTAGGCCAGCAGGTCACTGGGACAGGTATTGGTGTAAACGCACTG